TTCTAAGCGATGAAAACGTTTCTTATGATCAGAAGACCCTAGCTGAGCTTATCACCTTATACTTCCCGGATTTTAGGCGTGTAATCAACGAACTGCAAAGGTACAGTGCTACCGGTAGTATTGATAGTGGTATCCTTGCTAACCACAGTAGCAATATACAGGACCTTGTTGGTATCTTAAAGAGTAAGAAGTTTGTTGATATGCGTAAGTGGATTGCAGACCATAAGGATATGGATACTGCTCAACTGTATCGACAATTGTATGACAACGCTTCACAGTATGTCAAACCTCAAAGTATTCCGCAGCTCGTAGTCACTCTAGCTGACTACCAATACAAAGCTGCGTTTGTAGCTGATCACGAGATCAACAACGTAGCTTGTATGACTGAGCTAATGATGGAAGTTGATTGGGTATGAATCCTTTTGACTACTTAAACGCTATCAACGATACAAAACAAAATGTAATCGAAGATAGCGAGAACCCAGAACTAGCCGAGAAGTTATATCCACCCTATCTTGTTAACAGAGGGCTGTCGTTCTTTATAGACACCGTATATCTTGCTAACGAGATGAACCGTCACCACCACTTAGAGAACAAAATGCAATTTGACTTTCTTATAAATATCGTAAGAAAGAAAAAGCGTTTTAGCAAGTGGTTTAAAGCGCAACCTGATGAAGAAGTCGAAGCTGTCATGGATTATTATGGATACAGCCAGGACAAAGCACGTCAGGTTGTAAGCCTACTTACCAAAGACCAAATAACTCAAATAATAGAGCGTCAGCGTAAGGGTGGATTGAATGACGGTATCAGTAGATCAGATGGTTGAAGTAACTTTAAATGAACAGGATGACTTTCTAAAGGTACGTGAAACTCTCACACGTATCGGTATTGCATCTCGCAAAGATAAGACCTTGTATCAATCATGTCATGTTCTGCATAAGCAGGGCAGGTATTACATTGTGCATTTCAAAGAACTGTTTGCTTTAGATGGCAAGCCAGCTAACTTTGATCAAGGTGACCTTGCAAGACGAAACACGATTGCAAACCTATTGAATGACTGGGGACTAATTAAGTTGGTCGACGAAAGTAAATCAGCTGACCCAGTAGCACCCATGTCGCAGATTAAGATTATCCCTCACAAGGACAAGGACGAATGGACACTGGAAGCGAAATACACAATCGGTCGAAAGAAGTAATCATCAACGAATGGTTAAGTGAGACGACCGATACTGTTATGAAATATGTAGTTGTGGAAAAGATTGACGGTAGACCTCATCGTAGTCAGTTGTGTGCAACAATTGATGAGGCTACCAAAGTCCAACAACAGTGGCAGCAACTCTTCTAATTAACTCAGGGTTTCTCTGTGGACGCTTTTATGATTTGCGACATGGGTAATCCTCTTTCAGTCGCTTACTCAAAAGTTAGTCTTAATACCTGGTCATACGTTAAGTCTGTCAATGTACACCGCGTCCAGTGCGTTATACCGAGTACGTTACAGTCTGATCCATATTTAACTCAGTTGAACTGGTCTAAATCTCACCGAAGGGATTTTAAAAATTCCGGCCAAGTGAGATACTTTACACCGTCAGAAAAGTCGTGCTTCATGTCTATGTTTAATCTGTGGGTAAAGCAGTCTGAGTCTAGCGAGCGGTTTTTAATACTTGAACACGATGCCTACGTTAGAAATCCAGAAAAAATACAATCTCTGATAGATCGAATTGACGATTATGATTTGTGGTTATGTGGTATAGCTCTAGAGACTGTTAGTATGTCCCAACAATTTGCCATGGATTTTGTAGACAGCTTTCTTAGCGGACACAAGATTGATCTAGGCCCAATGGCTCTAATGTTAGAGTTCTTCGACAAGTACTACAGAAAATCTAACAAAAAAAGATTGTGGCCTAGTACTATGAGGCCCGATCTCTCTAAGCCACCAATTAAAAACTTACTAACTACAAATGACAAAGGGTTTGAATCAGCGCCCGTAACCCAATGTATATATTTGAACGGTCACGATGACGTTAAACACACCTTTAATTCCGGTTTCTCTACTATCGATCACACAACAGCTATTTCTATAACAGACAACATGGAGATACTTGATTCTCTACCCTAGATGAATGAAACATAAAAAGATTTATCGATATGGCAGATAAACTGCAATAATACGATTTGTTTTTGTGATAAGTCTTATAAATAATTATGCTGATGCGGATGGTCCGGTCAGTAGACAACAACCTTGCTTTTAACTAAGGAGGCACCACAATGGTAGCAACTAAAGCATTTTCGTTTCCACGTTCACACTTCATCGGATTTGACCATGTATGGTCTGAGATAGAGCGACTGTCAGAGATGGCAGACAACAAGCTGTATCCTCCACACAACGTCGTCAAGAAAGATGAAACACACTTTTCAATCGAGCTTGCCCTAGCTGGGTATAACAAAGAACAGTTGACCGTAGAGGTAAAAGACGGGATACTGGTCGTAGCTGGTGGAAAGGGTGACGGAGAGGTTGAACGTGAGTATCTCCACCGCGGTATTTCTGCAAAGAAGTTTACCCGCACCTTTAGACTATCAGAGCATGTTGTCGTTGATGGAGCTGACTTCATCGACGGCTTACTCGTCATTGATCTGAGAGTAGAAGTCCCAGAAGAGAAGCGTCCCCGGTCTATACCAATTGGAGGTCAATTGTTGACGGAGGCAAAATGAAACATTTGGCAGTAGTTGCCCTATGTTTATTTTCTACTTTTGCAAGCGCTAGTGAGATTGAAGAAGTTGTAGTAAAGGCTAGACAAGTTCGTATTGTGTTAGTAAAACTTTCTGAAAATCATCGCCAGAACCCTATCACTGGGAACTGGTACTACGTGGAAGAAAAGAAAGAAGATAAAACTAAGGCGTAAAGTCTGGGGCCCTTTGGGGCCCCTTTTCGTGAGGAAATATTATGTCAGTGAAAATTGTTAGGATGTTATCAGGTGAAGATGTACTTTGTGATTGTGAAGACAAAGATCACTTCTTCGAATTTCAAGATGCTGTAGTTGTTGTCCCTACCCAGCAAAGTAGTGTACAATTCGTACCGTACAGTCCATTTAGTACCAAAGATCCTTTGATGATCAATAAGGATATGGTTGTATTTGTTGCGGAGCCAGACAACAGTCTTGTTAACCAACACAAGAAAATGTTTGGTGGAATTATTACACCTGATAGTGGAATTATAGCATGAAGAGTGCAAGAGTATTGAGACTCACATCGGGCGAACACATTATTTGTGAGCTGCTAGATAAGCAACCTGATGAAGAGTGCATCAGAGTGAAGTTTCCTTTTGTTGTTACTCACGATATAGAATCTAGAAGACTGATGTACTCACCATTTGCCCCATTTTCGACAGCTACTGGCTTGGTGGACGTTCGTAAAACCAGCCTTACATTCATGAGTGTACCTTCATCACATTTAGTAGATCAATACGTCGATCTATTAGAAGGAAACTTAAACCAAAGCGCTGATGAGTAAACCTTTCTATACCAGTGTAACGAGATCTGGTAACTACATTTACTTCCGTGGATACAACAACGGTAAACGTATCCAGAAGAAGGTAAAGTACAAACCAACTCTCTACGTTGCAAGTCCTGATCCAACCGAGTTCAAATCACTGAGAGGAGCTTATCTTGGTGAGATGGACTTTGAGTCTATTCATGATGCTAGTGACTTCCTCAAACGTCACCGTGATGTTGATAACTTTGAGATACACGGCAACACTAACTTCATTCAGCAGTTCATTAGCGATGTATTTCGTAACGTAGTTGAATTCGATAGAGATGTCATTAACGTGACGTCAATCGATATCGAGGTTCAGTCTGATCAAGGATTTCCTAGACCAGAAGAAGCTAACCATCCTGTCACTGCAATCACCATTAAGAACAATATCGATAACGTATACTACGTTTGGGGTATGGGTGACTGGGATCACAGCAGTTCTATTGTTAATCACTTGACGGTTCAGTACACCAAGTGTGCTAACGAAGCTGAGCTACTTCATAAGTTTATGGATCAGTGGGCAGCCAACTATCCTGATGTAGTTACTGGATGGAACAGCAGGATGTTCGATACCGTGTATCTTGTTAACCGTATCAACAAAGTGCTTGGTGAAGGTCATGCTAATAAGTTGTCACCTTGGGTACATGACATGCGTGTACCGATCAGACAACGTACACTACAGCTTGGACAGAACGAAGTTGAGGTGTTTGAGATAAACGGTCTCGAGCAGCTTGACTATCTTGATCTGTTTAAGAAGTTTGCATATAGCTACGGTACTCAAGAATCATACAAGCTAGATCATATCGCTCACGTAGTGCTTGGTGATAGTAAAATTGACTACAGTGAGTATGGATCGCTCAACGCTCTGTACCTAAACGACTTTCAAAAGTTTATCGACTATAACATCAAGGACGTTGAGATCGTAGATCGTCTTGAAGATAAGATGGGTCTTGCAACACTGTGCATGACTATTGCATACAAAGGCAAGGTAAACTATGCGGATGCGTTTGGATCTGTAGGTGTGTGGGATGCTCTGATCTTTAACGAACTACGTAACCGAGGAATCATTTGTCCTCCAAAACGTGACAACACCAAGGAACGAAAGATCGAAGGTGCTCACGTTAAAGATCCTCAAGTTGGTATGCATGACTGGGTAATGTCGTTTGACTTGAATAGTCTGTATCCTCATATCATCATGCAGTACAATATGTCGCCTGAGACTATTGTCGATAAGGTGCA